TGCCTACGCCAACTGATTTGGTAACTTCACTACCCGCTGACTTTGAGGTGTTTGGGCAAGCGGTTGATACCGATTTTGTTGATTTATTGGGTGGCACTACGGGTCAAGTGTTATCAAAGACATCAAATACAGATTTAGATTTTACGTGGATTGAGCAAGATGACACAACTTTGTCATTCAATGCACAAACAGGCACAACCTACACATTGGTTGGAAGCGACTTAGGCAAATGGGTGACAACATCAAATGCATCACCGGTAACTGTCACAGTACCGCCATCAATTTTTGATGCTGGCAACATTATCAATGTGCAATCCATTGGCGTTGGACTGACTACATTTGCACAAGGTGCGGGTGTCACAATTACCTCAACAGGTGGAACAGCATCAGCACCAGTTCTGCGCGCTCGTTATTCTGCTTGCACAATTATCTGTACCGCTTCAAATGTATTTACTATTGTGGGCGATCTGACGTGATAATCCCAGGCATTCTTGCTTCATCTATGAAGGGTGTCACTGTTACAGGTGGCACACTTTTTACATCAGGTGGATTCAATTACCGAGTCTTTACTGGCAATGGCACACTTGCGGTAAGCGGTGGATCAATAACGGCCGACATTCTTGTCATTGGCTCTGGCGCGGGAGCATCGGCTTCCGGCGCTGGCGCAGGTGGAATTAGGTTGCATAGTTCTCAAACACTCAACACTTCTTATTCTGTAACAGTAGGTGCTGGTGGCCCCGGCGGTCTAAATCTTTCAACTGTTGGTGATAGCGGCAATTTCTCACAATTTGGCGGTTTAACTTCTGCGACTGGTGGTGGCGGCGGAGTGCCACAAGCTGGCACAAATAACGGCGGAAGCGGAGCATCGGGCGGCGGCGGCTCATACGGAGGAACAGGTGGAAGTGCCACACTCGGTCAAGCCGGCGGTGGATCAACAACGGGCGGAGAACGTGGAAATGGTGGTGGCGGAGGATTTTCTGTCGCTGGCGCAGCTGGCACGTCTGTTGGCGGCGGAGCGGGTGGAAACGGATCATCAACTTATTCATCGTGGGGCTTAGCAACTTCTACTGGTCAAAATGTAAGCGGTACTGTTTATTATGCAGGTGGCGGTGCAGGTGGAAACTTCTCATCAGGTACGACTCCCGCAAATGGTGTTGGTGGTTACGGCGGGGGTGGAGCAGGTGTTGTAACAAACAAAACAAACGGCACAAATGGTTCTGCAAATACCGGCGGCGGTGGGTCTGGTGCATCGGATGGCCCAAACCCAACAATCAATGCGACTGGTGGCAATGGTGGCAGTGGCATAGTGATTGTGAAGTGGGCAGCATGAGTCATTGGGCAGAATTAGACGAAAACAACATTGTAATTCGAGTATTGGTTGGTGACAACAACGATCCAACAGGCGATGAAGGCTATCAATGCCTCATTGACAATCTTGGTGGTACTTGGGTTAAAACAAGCTACAACGCAACAATTCGCAAAAATTACGCTGGAAAAGGTTATACATACGATGCAACGCGTGATGCTTTTATTGCTCCAGAGCCAGAAGGCAACATCGGATTTGATGAAACGACTTGTCGATGGATAATGCCGGATTATGATTCAGAGTCATAACGGATGGAAAGCATCCAAAGATGCAGCTGAAATCCACATCATCAGCGTTCCAATCGAGGGAACTAAGGTCAAGGTGCGATGTGCAAAAGCCGTCGCGCCATTGATTGCTGGATTCTGCAAAGAATTTCATGAGCTGATTGAACCCATTGATGAAGGCAAGCTCGATGATTGGGGTTATGCATTCCGGATGGTACGTGGCTCGACTGACAACTTGAGCAATCACAGCTCCGGCACTGCCATTGATCTAAACGCAACGCAACATCCGCTGGGCAAAGCAGGCACGTTCCCAGCTGAAAAGGTTCCAATGATTAGAGCTTTGGCTAAGAAGTACGGCCTCAAATGGGGTGGAGATTATCAAAACCGAAAAGATGAGATGCACTTCGAAATCGAATTGAGTGAAGCGAAAGTCGCGGCACTCATCGGGAGCTTGAACAAAGGAGACAACTAATGGATCAAGCAAAAGCAATGCTGGCATCATGGGCAAGAAGCTCTGTGGCTGGCGCGTTGGCCGTCTATATGACTGGCAATACCAATCCAAAGGATTTAGCTTTGGGCTTGGTGGCTGGACTCGTTCCGGTACTAGCTCGATGGGCTAACCCAAATGATGCGGCATTCGGTAACAAGAAGTGATTCGAAAACTGCTCGCAGCAGTGTTGATTTGTTTCGGCTTATCAACGCTGTCTGCGTGTGGTTACCAAGGATGGACACGATATGAATGCCAAGAATTCGAGAACTGGGAAAAGCCGGAATGCCAAAAGCCGCAATGCGTCCCATTGGGAAACTGCACTAGCGATGTCATTGGATCATTATCGCCATCGCCCAGAGCGACGCCGTAGCGCAGAAGAAATCCATGCGCAGCTGATTCTTATCATTGGCACAACTCTTGCCATGGTGTTTCTTATCGTCACAATTGGCATTACTTACGCGTTAATCTTTGTGACTCAGCCAATTTCAGCTCAAGCTCCGAATGATGCAGCTTTTATTGACTTACTTAAGACGTTAGCCATATTTCTAACTGGTTCCTTGGGTGGTGTCTTGGCCGGTAACGGACTTAAGAGCAAGCCAAAAGCCATCAACGACACGCCACAATCCACGCGGGAATCTTGAATTTGTCGGATATGCGTGTCACTCTGTAATTCGGGAGCTGATACGCAGCTCTCAGAATCGGGAGCAAGAAATGACAACAAGTGAAATCGGGCTATTTGTCCTCATGTCAATAGCATGCATTCTATGGGCAATTTGCAGCTATGCAGTCGGATACAAAGAAGGCCACAAAGACGGCTACCAGCGCGGCAAAGCCGTCGGCCGTCACGCATCATCTCAGGCGGTGCGCTAATGGGGTTCTTGGACGGCTACGAGGCCGCACGCGCCCGAACAGATCGCTGGCTTGCAACATATCCAACTGGGCGCATCGAAACCCGAATTGTCCAATTTGATGCTGAAAAAGGATTTGTGCTTGTTGAGGCCAAAGCATTTCGCCAATCAGATGACACACAACCAGCCGGCATTGACCATGCCTATGGCTATCAAGGCGCATACGTCCAAAACATGAAACGCTGGTTCGTTGAGGACACTTGCACATCTGCAATTCTTAGAGTTATGCAGCTTGTTATGGGCGGTGCAGAGCGCACGACCCGCGAGACGATGGAGCAGATTGAAGCTCTACCGGCCAAGGTTGCAAAGACTGACCTAGATTATGATTACTGGACGACCAAATTCGGTGAAGTGCCATCGTTTAAGACCCAAGAAGAAGTTGATGCAGCTGGCACACTAGATTCATTGCAAGAATGCAAGCATGGCAAGCGCGTATTTAGAGAAGGCACTGCAAAGACTGGCAAGCCTTGGGCAAATTATAGCTGCATAGAAAAGAGGCCAGAGCAGTGTGATCCAAATTGGCTAGTTATGAGCAGCGATGGCAAATGGAAGCCGCAAGTATGAGTGGGCCAATCGAGATAATAAATCCAAGGACTATGACCTGCACATTGATGGAAGATGGCGTCATCATTGCCACTTACAAAGTAGAGCAATGCGACAAATGCTCAAGGCTGGTCAAATTTGATGACTTTGGTTATCAAAAAGGATTTGGTAACGAAAAGATAATTTGGTTCTGTTGGGATTGCAGATGATTATGGTGAGACTTTCGCGTGAAGATGAAATCATTGCGCACACTGCCGGACTTGCCAGAGAATCCTATTATGGTTCAAACCCTAAATTCCTGGGCAATAAAGGTAACTTTCACAATGCAGTTGTGATCCATAGCGAAGCTGTTGGAGCTGAGATGGCAGTGGCCAAATACTTTGGCGTCGAGGACTTTCAACCAACAGTCAATACATTCAAGAATGAACCGGATGTCTATTGGAACGGCATTGCCATCGAAGTCAAACAAACGCCACACAAACGCGGTCATTTAATCATTAGCGAAGATGATCGTGATACTGACATCGCGGTATTAGTCGTAGGCGAATCACCCAGCTATTACGTCATGGGCTGGATACCAGTGGGCGTTGCAAAGCGGCCAAGGTTCCAGTCAGCTCAAGGCGGTTACTGGGTCAGCCAAATCAATCTGCAACCTATTGAGACGTTAAGGAAATCCATTCATGCCAATACTTGAATTTGATTGCTCAATCTGCGCAAAGCTCTATGGCAAAGCAAAGCAACGTCATGGCATCCGAAAGACGTCAGAGCTAACGCTTCACGAGTGGTTCAGTACGTGTCTGGGATGTGGAGCAATGGGCATCAAAGTAGTCGATGATGCAAAGGTTGCAGAGCTGAGCCTATGAATAGTTATCCACAGAAGTTATCCACAGGTGTGCAAAGCCTGTGGGCGACACGCAGGTCACACGCTGGAGTTATCCACTTACTCGTCAGTAACTTGACACATGCATTAGCATCACAACTCGCTGGCGAGCCGCTGAAGCGGATAGCTCGCATGCGAAGTTTGGTGCTATTGGGAGTGCTATGTGTTGTGGGCACAACACCAGCGGAAGCAGTGACAG